GAACGCCTAGACGGCAGCGCTTGCGAGGATTTAACGCAAGCTAACAAGAATAAGCGAGGATTTACATACACGCATTATGACCCAACAAAACACGGCAACGGCGTTGTCATTAAAGCAATGAACGCCGGCGGTTTTACTGTGAATTTATCCGGTAATAATATTGATCATGCTTTAGAATTAAGCGCGCTAAATGTTGGACCGGTTGTAGCGGTGGCGGATAGTGAGACGCAAGGCGTTTTTAAAAAAGACGGTAAGCAGTTCGTACAATGTCCGGCAACAACAGATAACAACAATGTAAGTTGCGCAACGTGTCAATTATGCGAGGTTAAAACGCGTAAGTCTATTGTTTACTTTCCGGCGCACGGAACTCAAAAGAAAACAGTTAACAATATATTAAATAAAAGAGAGGTTAAATAATGGAGTTTATAAAGCGCATACATCACGAATGGAATATTAATTGTCCAATAGATGCAAAAAACGAATATCAGGGTGAACATGAATTATATACTGCAATTTATCAAATTGATGAACACACGCAATTACATGTTGATGACTGTGAATTTTGCAAGTATTACAAACAAGAAAAAATAAAAAAGAGAGGTTAAATAATGGAGTTTAAACAACGAAATAAGATAGCATTAAAAGTTTATTATAAACTTTGTACCATGTCAAAAAGTGATATCGTTTTAAGTAATGATACAATTTTTATCAATGGCACACCGTTATACTTTAATGATATATTAGATTATTACAACAGAATAAGAGAGGTTAAATAATGACATTTAAAGAGTTTCAAAACACGGCAAGGCTTTTATGCAATATCTTTCCACATCATGTAAAAGAAATGGAAAGAATTACCGGTCACTGTGATCAATATATACGTACAAGTGAAGACTTTATAAAAATAGGACTTACAGAACATATAGAGTATTTACTAGCTTATGATAAGGACTGTTTTATTTTTTTAGAAATGCAATATGGTAAGGCGCACGAAGAAGACTATTTTAGCTATTACTTAGTAATAGGTAATGAAGAGTTTTTTAGCGACGACTTACAAAAGCTAGAAAAAATATTATATAATGAACATTATAAAAGCGCATGATTGTTTTATTAAGTCGCGTATTAACAGTTAATAACCTTGGTTGGATTGACTTTTACATAACATTTTTTATAGTGTTATTTATTGGTTTTTTACTGTTAAGCATTGATGAATAAACTGTTATGCTGAAGAGGCGTAAGCTAGAAACTGGCGCGAATTAATCCGATCCGCGCCAGTCCATAACTAAAACAAGAGAGGTTAAATAATGAATAAAATAGAATTTAAAAAATTAATTTTAAATGAGTATAAAAAGTGCTATGATCAAAACCATGACGGCCCGCACTGCTTAGACTTTCAATTTAAATTAGATGATGCTTACTACAAGGTTGAATGGTTGCACAGTGCGCCGGCAGAGTATAAACAAGAGTTTTTAATGTTACAAAAAATGTACCCGAACGAATATTACACGTATCCGGAACACTCAGAGTATACCGCGTATATTTTTGAATGTAATTCGGACTTTGTTGGCGGTGAACATGTTGATACACTTGAAGCAGATAGTTTTAATGAGTTATTTGATAGTTTTTATTATAGCTATGCAGAAAATATGGAGGTTAAATAAAATGAAAGAAAAATACATAGTTGTTCAAACTTGGTGCAGTAGTGATCCAATTGTACACGGTACATTTAAAAGCTATAAACTAGCGGAAAAATGGATTAAACATTATTCTTGGGATAATTACGACCGCAACAATGAATTAATAATGGATATAAGCAAATTAAGACCGGTTTAAAACCGCACTCACAGAAAAAGGCCCGGACTTGTTCCGGGTTTTTTTGTGCCTACTTTAAGTGCTTTTTATAGCGCTTTTTTTGTGTCCGGGTAAATTTTGAGCCATTTTTTTGTGATTTTTTGCTATACTATTTACATTATTATTTGTTTTTATATTATGAGCAAAAGGGTAGTTTTATATTTCATCTCGCAGGGTTTTTTTTAGCTGCCGGTTGCGCCAAAGTAGTTTGTCTCTACCCCAGGCTCTGTGAAAACATTTGTCATGCAATGCGATGTCAAGATCATGCCACCAATTGATCACAGCTTTGCAATGGATGGTGTCTTTTACTGGCATTGCAAATATGCAAGTTTTGTCTTCTTCATGCGATAATGGACATTTATGTATAAAATCCATTTTTTTCATAGAAGTGTTCACACCGACACTGAATATATGTGAAGTAAGTGAAGTAAGTAAAGTAAGTGTTTACACTACTTCACCTAGTTCACTTCTCCTGCGTGTCGGTTAATTAAGTAGTTCATCCAAATCTGTGCGATTCTTTGCATATATTCCGCGCTCTACTTTTAATATTCTTTGCTGTTTTAAAAGCTTTTTTAGCCATCTAGTAACTGAATTGCTGCTAGTAATATTTAATGTTTCTTTTAAGCTTAAGCGCATATCTTCATATGTAAAATTGTCACCTTGGCTCGCTATGTTTTCAAGCACTCGGTCTTCATCGGTCGTTTCCTTTTCGCGATACCAAAACACCTCACCTTTTGGCAGTGGCTGCAAATACTCATATAATAAATGATTACGTTCATCATCATCGGTAAGCTTAATGCCAAGCGGTAAGTTGTGAAACTCGCTATTGGTCCTGGTCTTTGTAATCTTCATTACTTTTAACTTATCATTAAACGTTCCAGCAAGCTGTATTAAATTATCAAGATAAAACGAATAGAATGAGCCACCAAACACCATAGCAGTGTCTAATGGTACTTGCTTCTCAGCCATCTTCTTATGATGTGCTACCACTAAGACCGCTAATTTATAACGCTTACGTATTGACTCAATTGTCTCAAGTAAATTACGGAGCTGATCATTTTTCACGGTGTCTACCTGGGTACTAGTGTATAGATTATCTATAATAAGCACCTCAAAAGGCTCTTTTGCAGCTTTTAAATTACCCTCAATCTTTACATAAGAGTCTTCAAACATCTTCTTTTGGTCCGCACTAACAATGTGCAGATTCTTAGCAAGTAAATGTTTGCGATCCGGATATTTATCAATAAGTGCATTCATCATAGAAGTAATACGCTGAGTCATCATTGCATCCATCATCTCAAACTGCACTAAAAGAACACGCCTGGGCCTTGGCACATTAAAACTCATAAATGGCACACCCATTGCAACGCACAATGAAAACTGCAAGGCCCACAAGCTTTTGCCTACATTAGTGCCACCGGCAACACTGGTCCTACCCTCTTCCAGGAGTATTTCATCACATATATAATGTACTTCTTCTTTAAATGTACTGATAAAGTCCATCACATTATAAACTGGATCACCACCAAAGTCACCAGGATCATCACCAAACACCCTAGCACTATCAA